CTAACTACATCTAACTAATACTTACCTTCGTCTTGCTTCGTTAATCCTCGCTGGAATAACGACACTCGCATTACACTTGTCGCAACATTTTAACTCTCCTTCCGCTACTGGTTCGGGATTGTTGCCGTATCCGTCTATTTCCTCCTTACAGAAACAGCACATCAACTTCTCGCCGCTGTCTAAACCTCTCATAACCCAGTTCGCAATATCATCACGATTGGATTTTTTTTGGAAAGCGTAAATGTATCCGCTTACCATATAATTCATCAACATTCCAGTTGGGTCGGGTTCTTCACTAACACAAAATCCATTTTCGTATCTTTGAACGACAAGAATATGCCATTCCTTTCCATCAAAAGTTTTTTTGGTTTTGTTGTTATATTCCATAATCTTTAACTTACCTTGAACCGCCAGTTTTCTCCACTCTCTCATCTGCCCTTGTAATTCTTCAATATTCATCACAGCAATACCTCCCTCTCTGCGAAGATAGAACCAACAAACGTCGTCCTTCGTCTTTTCTTGACGCATACCAAGATAGTTTCTTGCGAGAGTGTTTCTGTTAATGATTGTAGGTGAAGTCATATTCTCAAAAGTGCTTGTTTTGTGCGTATCACAGATAGACTTAAAATCAAATCAATTTTTTGAAAAACTCTAACTGATTTGAGATTTTCTTTAACACAATTGGGGATTTATGCGTATCACAGATAGTCTTAAAATGAAATCAATTTTTTTCGTTTTCGGTATTTCATTTCTCCATACTTTCATATATATTCCATACTTTTAGGACAGCGGAGGAGGATTGTCCGTTTTTAACCAAAGATAAATTACTCATTTCTAATTTATCTTTAAAACAACTCAAAATAATTTCTTTTTAGCAACATCAAAATAAGATGGTTCTATTTCCATTCCAATATAATTACAACCCAATTCTCTACACGCCATTCCAATAGACCCAGTCCCCATAAATGTATCCAAAACAACACTATTTTCATTTACGATATTCTGTAAGACGTGTTTGTGTAAATCTATCGGTTTTTCTGCTGGGTGTGTCTTCTCATTTGCTTTGACCGCTTTAAATTTGAAAATATCACCAGTCCCGCATTTGATACACTTCATATTAGGTCTTTCTCCATATAGTATGAGTTCGTGTTGGTGTCTAAATGTGTATCCAAGACTACACATCGTCTTATCCCAAACAAAACATCTCATTTTTTTCACATAGGGATAAAGATGGATATAAAACATACTATAACTATCGCTATTACAATATAGAAGAGCAAGTCCATCGTCTTTTAATACTCTATCAATAGATAATAAAAAGGACTTGTAAAACCCTTCTAAAATTCCCATTTCGCTTAATGTTTTCTTATACTTTGTTAGTGTCTTTGAATGCTCGGGAGGAATATAAGGGGCATCTGTATATAAAACATCAACCGATTTATCGGGCAAAGTCGTCAATAAATCCATACAGTCGCCAAGATGAATTTTAATTTTATCCGTCATATATATAGATAAAAGAAAATATTAATTTAGATTTATCTAAATGAAAATAGAATTCTACGAGAGTATATTAAAGATTAATTAGAAATGACTAATTTATTTTACCTATCAATTGTAGCAATATCACTAACCTTCTCTAAAAACTTCAAAGGGATTTCAACATTCTTTATTACTTTACCATAGGGACAACCAAGATTTTCTGTGATACTATTTCTACCTCCAATAGCAACCCAACTATTCAAAGTTAATTCCCACATATACAGACCATCTTTATAACTCCATAAAAAGAACACTTGCTTACCATTTTTTACTCGGTTCATTCCCTCTTTTATTTTGTTATACCCTACTATTGCTGTGGGATAAGTATATGAAAAACAAGTCCGTCCTTTTACCTCTACCGAACAAATATGATTTTCAAAATCAAATGTCGCATATTTGTCTTTATTCCAATTCAATTGTCCCCAATCTTCAAACAATTCGTCAATCTCATTTTTGAGATGTCGCTCATTCGCTAAACCAAAATCCTCTCGTTCTTTAAAACTGCTAAAATTATTCGGTTTCATATTAATATAGACCGATATTAAAATTTTGTATAAACAAACGCCTAAAATAAATGTGTCCCATATATATCAACGATGGATTTAGACACCGAACCGATTTTACAACAGAGCGATAATTTTTGTTTGTTCCCGATAAAACACGACGATATATGGTCTATGTATATGAAAAGCGTTGATTGTTTTTGGAGAACAGAAGAAATAGACCTATCAAAAGATTTGAACGATTGGAACAACAAATTAGACGATAATGAGAGGTATTTTCTTAAAATGATACTCGCTTTTTTCGCTTCAAGCGACGGACTGGTAAATTGTAATCTTGGTGAGCGTTTCTTTAATGAGATTGGACTACAAGAGGCAAAATGCTTTTATGGGTTTCAAATTGCTATGGAGAATATCCACGCACAAACATACGGAGTATTAATAGACACTTACATTAGAGATGAAAATGAAAAAATGAAATGTTTTAATGCTATTAACGAGTATGATTGTATCAAAGAAAAAGGAAATTGGTGCTTGAAGTATATTAACAGCGAAGATGACTTTGCTACACGATTGATATGCTTTGCTATTGTAGAGGGTGTGTTCTTCTCGGGTGCTTTTTGTAGTATCTTTTGGTTGAAAAAGCGAGGATTGCTTCAAGGTCTTTCTTTCAGTAATGAACTCATTTCACGGGACGAAGCACTCCACACCGAATTCGCTGTGCTACTATATTCCAAATTAAATAAAAAAGTTCCAAAAGAGAAAGTCTATACAATCTTCCGTGATGCTGTGAAAATAGAACAGCAGTTTATCACCGAAGCGTTGCCTTGTCGTCTTGTGGGTATGAATAGTGGATTGATGTGCGACTACATAGAGTTTGTTGCCGATAGACTATTGGTTCAATTAAGATATGATAAACTATGGGGAACTAAAAATCCTTTCACGTGGATGGAAATGATTTCGCTGGAAGGGAAGACGAATTTTTTTGAGAAGAAGGTTGGAGATTACGCACTCGCAAACAAAGTTGGAATGGGCGACGAAAAAATATTTGACTTGGAGGCGGCGTTTTAATTTACATTTAGCAGAAAATCCAAATAAATAATTTCTCGCTTAATTATATAAGATGAGTTTGACTAACGTAGAACTAATGGATTTAGCAAAGAGAATGGATATACCGCTTGAACCCCCAGTCTTCAAGTCGCAGTTGAAAGATATGAAATTGAAATACAATAGGTTCTATATTATTAATTTAGAGGACGAGTATGACCCCGATGGAACAAAGAACGACGGCACTCATTACACGTGCTTCCAAGTGAATAAATATAAGAATGGTAAGGTTGAGGGCGTATATCTTGACCCTTATGGTGTCGCACCTCCAACAGATATAGATGAGTTTGTGGGTTTTAAAATACCACATTCCAAAAAACAAATTCAAGGAAGTTTGAATAACGCTTGTGGTTGGTTCTGCCTCGCTTTCGGTCATTACATCAACTCATATGAGGGAAGAAGTAGAGACCTTCATACAGACGCTATGAACTTCACAGACCACTTTGAAGATTTAACCGAGAGCAATCACCATCTTAAAAACGAATGGGTATTGAAGCACTTTTTTAGAAGCAAAGACCCGTCAAAGAGAACTCCAATAGAAGTTGAAGGACTTGGTAATATTAGCGACGCTAATGAAAGAACGAAAATAGTGCTATAAAATTGAAAGGTCTTTTTAGAAATATTTGAATAACATAAAACACAATAATAGATAATGGGACGCAAATATGTTCGTGAAAGACGAGAGAGAAATAAACTCGCAATATGTTCGTGTGGATTTTCTACAAACGGAGATTGTCGCACATCAAACTTGAAAATGAAATTACATATTAGAAGCAACAAAAGTGATGATTTTAAACACTATATTAAAGGAGATTTTAATGTAAAGCAAAGGAACTCTCTCGCTTCTATGTCTCGTAGTTCAATATTATAATTTGTTTAAACATTAATTATTTAGTAAAAATGATATAAATATTATCCTATGTATATATATAGCATAATGGAAGAAACCAAACAAAAGAAGACTGCCGAAGAGCGAAAAGAACATACTCGTCAATACAACAAGAATTATATGAACGAATATTATCGCAATAATGCCGAAAAAGCAAAGAAAATGAAAATGTGCCGTCTTAACGGTCTTATTAAGAAACAATACGAAATAGACGAACAAACACAAACAACATTTAAGAGTAATCTACACACCATAGTTCGTATCAAAGAACTTATGGATACACTTGACGATGGTGTGGTGAATACTTTTTTACTTCACAAACACAATATCAAAATCAAGAAGATTATTCCCGATGGAAGAGGTTTAGGGGCAAAAAAGAAGGAGGAGAATATTTAGGAAAAAATGTTCTAAATCCGTATTTTTTAAATCAATTATTTATAAAATTGATTTAAAGATGAAATTATAATCTATTGTATATATATAGATGCCTTGTCTAATAGAACTCCCAAAAACGCAACCGCAGATTTTCACCGAACATTTAGAGAAACACTCTCTTATTGGTTTTGGAGGTTATAAAATTAAAACCTACCTTGACGACGATGGTATTTTGAAAAAAATATTAGGAACTGGAAGATGGAAGCATATCAACAGCAAGAATTATAAAACCCATATTGGAAAAGACAACTACGGAAACGACCATAGTTCTTTCTATATTATTACTGGAAAAGATGCTGGTTATATCGGTATTGATTTTGATACACAAGTAGCGTATGACGCTTTTATAACACACAACCCCGAGTGTGCTAAATTTTTCACACAAAAAACCAAGAAGGGTTTTCACATTTTATTTAAATACGATAAACGTTTTAGTCATTCGTGTTCTAACGACGCACACGAGAAAGATGAGTTCAAGATTGATTTCCGTAGTGATGGTGGTATGCTCGTGTCTTACCCAACAAAATATAAACATCACGAAACAAATGAAATATATTCCTATGATATTCATATTGACGGAGAACTGGGAACAATCACAGATAAAATCGTAAAATATTTTGACGATAATGGAGTGGTTTATTACAAATTGAAAAATGATACTAAAACTCGGGTCAATAAGAAGAAGGAGGAAATCAAAAAGACGATTGAAGACAAGATTGAAGAAGTCCAAGATGAATTAGACGAAATTAGTTCTCAATCGGGCAAGGTTTTTATCCGTATGTGTGAGTGTTTTGATAAACAAAGAGTAGCAAATTATAATTCGTGGTTTGAGATGGGTTGTATGTTGAAAAATCATTTTATTAACAAGAAGAATGAAAAAGAAGGAAAGGATTGTTTCAAACACTTCTCGCAGTTAAAAGACGAAAACGGAGAAATGTTTTATCCCAATTATGACCTTGAAACACTACTGGAAAAATGGAACACTATGGAAGTCTTCAAAGTAAAAAAGGTTGATAAAAATAAATCGTGGGACAAAATTAAGAAATGGGCGAAAAAGGACAACGCTGAAAAGTTCAACGCCATTTTTGATATTAACGATTTAAACCTCACTTCGTCTTACAGCGACCTCAAAACCGCTTTTGAAGAAACAAATTTCAAAGTGCGTAATCCCGTATCATTTTGCGAAGTTGTTGATATTGACGGACAAGAAGAATTAGTTTGGCGAACACCCGCAGAAACTAATACGCTATATGAAAACTTGTTTTGGACGAAATATGAGTATATCCCGCCAAAAGACGAAGACGAAGGTGAAGGCACTTGGAAAACAGAAGAAAGAGAGTTTATTAAGGATTGGAGAAAAGACACCGAATTATTAGAATACGAACGAGTTGATTTTAGACCATATTGTTTGGAAGATACGACACCCGACAACATTTATAATCAATTTCGGGGGTTTAATGCGATGAACTATTATTTGGATTGGTTGAAAATGGGAAATAATAGACGTGAAGCAGAGGATAATGACGAAGGGATTGGTATTCTTCTTCAACACATTAAAGATTTATGTGGTTGTCCCGAGTTTTACGAATATTTCCTTGATATGTTGGCGTTCAAAATCCAATTCCCAGCAAGGAAAAACAATATTGCTTGTATCTTCAAGTCCTTACAAGGTGCGGGAAAAGATAGTTTCTTTGATTGGTTCGGGAATGAAATGCTCGGGTCAAGATATTACTTGAATATTCAAGGTCTTAATCAATTAGAAAATTTCAACGCCCTATTATCGTGTAAGTTGCTCGTTGTATTAAATGAGTTTGAAATCAAAGAGAGCATTTCCAATAAGGAAAAGTTTAAATCTCTCATCACAAATGTAGTGAATGTAATCAACGAGAAGAATGAGAAGATGCGTAAGGAAAAGGATTACACTAATTATGTGCTACTGACTAACAATACTATCTCATTTTCAGTTGAAAGTGGCGACCGACGATTGACTGCGACAGAAGCAAACAACGCTATATGTAATAATAAAGAGTATTTTGATGAAAAATATGAATACATATATGGTAAGGATAAATACGGAGAATATGTTGGAAAATCCTTTATTGCTCCTTTCTTCCAGTTTCTATTAAATAGAAATGTTGAAAAGAAAGACTGGATTAACACTCGTGTTAAAAC